GTGTATTGACTTATATATTATGGAGTAACTATGAAAGAATTTCTATGGGTGGAGAAGTATCGCCCTTCAAAAGTATCGGAAACCATTCTCACAAAAGATCTTAAAAACACTTTCCAGTCTATTGTGGATGGTGGAGATATGCCCAATATGATGTTTAGTGGTACGGCTGGTACTGGTAAAACCACTATCGCTCGTGCCATGTGCGAAGAACTTGGACTTGACTATATCGTCATCAACGGTTCTGAAGAGGGTAATATTGATACCCTACGTGGTAAGATTAAACAGTTCGCCTCGTCCGTATCTCTCTCAGGGGGTTACAAAGTTGTAATCCTTGACGAGGCGGACTACCTTAATCCACAGTCTACTCAACCCGCCCTTAGAGGTTTCATAGAAGAGTTCTCTAAGAACTGTCGATTCATTCTCACTTGTAATTTTAAGAATCGTATAATCGAACCATTGCATTCTCGTTGTTCTAATTATGAGTTTACTTTTGGTAAGAATACAATGGTTCAATTGTGCGGTCAGTTTATGACTCGTCTTCAAACTATTCTTAATGAAGAGGATGTCGAGTATAATAAAGATGTTGTTGCTGGTCTCATTATGCGCCACGCCCCAGATTGGAGACGAGTCCTTAATGAAGCTCAAAGAGGTTCTATTAGTGGTACCTTACTAACTACTGTTATAGATAATGATAATAATAGTAATTATGCACAACTATTTTCTCATATCAAAAACAAGGACTTCAAAAAAATGCGCAAGTGGGTTGTCAATAATATGGACTTAGAACCCGCTTCGATATTTAGAGATGTCTACGACAATATGCAAGACTATGTTGTGTCCGAGAGTATTCCTCAATTAGTTCTTATACTTGCGGACTATCAATACAAAAATGCGTTCGTGGCAGATCACGAACTTAACTTAGTTGCCTGTCTTACCGAAGTCATGGCCAATGTGGAGATAAAATAAAATGGGTAATATGGAAGTTATGACTTATACTAAAAGAGAGCTCCTCAAGAGAGACAAATCTTTAAAAAGTTTGGAAAGACTTATTCAGTCTATTGAAAGATGGCATCTAGACAGAAATCTGATCGAGGGTTCCAACGACAAAGATCAGTTCTGTAAGTTGATGCAGGAGTGTGGAGAACTTTCCGATAATATTTGTAAGGGTAATGATATCTCAGATGACATTGGGGATATTATGGTTGTCCTCATTAACATTGCTGTAAGAAATAATTTGTCTTTAAAACATTGTTTAAACGTCGCATACGATGATATTAAAGATAGAAAGGGTCGAATGGTCGATGGGGTTTTTGTTAAAGATTCTAATTAAAATATATAAGGTTTGTTATGAAAAAGGTGAAATCACTTTCCCCATTCGATTTTCTGAATAGTATAAATGATTCTAAGATAGATATTATGTCTATAGATACTGATAACGAAAAGGTTTATAATTCGTTTATGGTTAATCGCAGTCTTTCTTATTTTCCCGACACAGTTTTTATGGCTAATGAGATGAACAGATTCCATCATCTCGATAGTAAACTACAATATCATTTTTTTATAAATATTGTACGTAAACGTAAACGTTTTAGTAAATGGTCTAAAGCGGATAATATTAATAACATAGAAACTGTGAAAGAGTATTTTGGTTATAGTGATAGTAAAGCAAAACAAGCATTAACTATATTATCGAAAGAACAGATTGCGGTGATACAAAATAAGGTTTTTAAAGGTGGAAGAAAATAATTTAGTAGAATGGAATCCTCTGAAGATGTTAGAAATAGTGTTGACAGAACCCGATGATTTTCTCAAGGTGAGGGAAACTCTAACTAGAATTGGAGTGTCGTCGAGAAGAGACAACACATTATATCAATCATGTCACATACTGCACAAACAAGGTAGATACTTTATAGTTCACTTTAAGGAATTGTTTTTATTGGACGGTAAGAAATCTAATCTGGAAGAGAATGATATTATGAGAAGAAACACTATAGCTATTCTCTTACAGGATTGGGGTCTTATAGATATTGAAAATAAGAATATGGTAAAAGAATTTGCCCCAATGAGACAGATTAAGATAATATCTCATAAAGATAAAACTAACTGGAATTTGCAACCTAAGTACAATATAGGAAATAGTTGATATAGGATTGTATTATGGTAGGATATGGAATTTTCTCTGAAGAAAGAGAAAAAAATATAAAAACAAAAACGCCCTTTTTCGGAAAACTTCCAATTGATGTTCCTTCAGTTTTTGATTGGAACAAGTATATGCACTTAATGGATTCTCACCCCGAAGAGTTGTATGATAGAAATACTAAGAAGATGAGACTTGGTTTAAACTCTTTCCACAGTCGTCCTTCCGCACCAGAATTCGCAAAAGAAATAGTCTCCGAAATGGAAGACTTCTTTTCTCTCCATGAAGGTAAGATAACCAATATCGCATTCAGTGGTTTTGGTAGGGAGAGTGACAGCTATCCTTGGCATAAAGACTCTATGGATGTTTTTTTATGTCAGGCTATATCTACGATAGGTTTAAGGATAGAAGGTATCAATGATAATGAAGCTTTCCCTTTTAGTGCTGGAGACTATGTTTGGATTCCTAGAGGAACTCACCATCAAATAATACCTAAAGATTCTAGAGTAACTTTTTCTTTCGGTGTGGAAGGTGATCCGGACCCCTCAACATATTTCTAAGAGTAGGGGGCGTTGTTCAAAACATCCTCTATTACGACTTGCATAGTCAAACCTTCGTCCTTAAAAGATAAAGTTATTCTATCACAGTCGTAATTAGTGTAAGACTTACCATTCTTGTCCACTACTTCTATGCGTGTTGTTGTGGCTGGTATTTCCTGTCTAAAATTGTTTATGCCAAATGGATAGTTGATATCTGGATTATCCTCTTCATGTTGGCGCTTCCATTCTTCGTAGTCGTGCCATTCTTCCTCATTGTCGTTCGACATAGTATTCCTTAAAAAAAACTTTATTTTTTATAAACTTTGTGTTATAATACTTATATATATAATCGGGTATGCCGAATGGTCGGGTACCCATTAATCTTGCATGAAACTAATGGAGAAAAAATATGACTACTGTAAAGCAATTATTCCCACGTAACGCGTTTGTGGGTTTCGATCATCTTATTAATGAGTTGGACTTCGTTGCAAAAAACGCAAACGATAACTATCCTCCTCATAATATAATAAAGGTATCAGACACAGATTACCTTATTGAAATCGCTGTTGCGGGATTTACCCAAGAACAAATCGAAATTGAATCTATAGAACGTACTCTCACTGTTGTGGGTGATAGTAGCGGTTCTGCTGACAAGGATTATATCCATCGTGGCATCTCAACAAGAAAGTTTAAAAGGGTATTCAGATTGTCCGAATATGGAGAAGTGGCTGGTGCCCTTCTTAAGGACGGTATTCTATCGATCCAAATGGAGATAGAGTTACCTGAAGAAAGGCGACCTCGCAAAATTTCAATTAATTAGCGAGGAGAATCTAATGCGGACTATAATCAGAAAGACTAAAAAAACAGTGAAAAAAATGGAAGTAGAACATTTTGAGTATCTGGTAATCTCAGTCTTAATGGCAAGTTACTTTATGGCAATATTTCCACTAAGGTAACACCGTCAAGAAACTTTTTAAATAGGGTGAGTCTAAACCGCTCACCCGACCTTTTAGGAAAATATATGATAGCGTATCAAATTGTAATGAAAGGAGACTATAAGTCTGAACAATACGCGGAAATTTCTAGAAGATCCTTCCAACCAGCTATCGATGCTGGTATCATTTCCGAAATAAGAACCTTTGATGCGATAACACCACAATCCCCAGATTTTGAGGAACACTTGAATCGATATGATTGGTCTCCCAGTTTGATGTTCGCAGACACAAGATCTGGCAAAAAAACTCAGGATCATTCTGAAACAGAAAAAGCTGGCATGTGTTCTCATTGGGAACTTATGAGAATGCAATCTGAATCTGACGAAAGATTTTTTGTTATGGAACATGATACCTACCTGTTACCTCAACACTTGAATACTTTCGAATTGATGGTAGATTTTACTCGATCACATCAACCTTTTTATGTAAACATTGGTTTGTTTATGGGTTGTTACTCTCTAGATACTCATTGCGCTGCCTGGCAGTACGATCTTTTAATAAATAAAGATTTCCCTATAAACTGTGGTCCTTACTGCACTCTTCAGAGATTGTATAGAACATACTCTACTCAGTACTTAGAGAAATCTGGCGTTAGATACCACGGTAAGGAAGTTACCGTCGTACACCCTTGGACTCAATGTACCACTTTGGGATTTGGTAGAGATTGTGGAATTTACTTTAACAAACCAGATTTAGACGAAGAGAACAGTATACCCAACCCAACCACTCAGGTAGTATCCAAAAGTCTGATGGTCACTCAAGATCATCACACATACATAGACCGACATATAAAAAAACCTTGGACAAGACATAATTATTTTCACGTTATCGATTAAAAAGACTTTACATTCCATGCTGAATAGTGTATAATACCTGTTATATATTATGGAGACTTTATGGAATTTTATACATCAGTAACTCGTTACGGTAATAACATCCTCTACCGTGGGTATAAAGACGGCGTTCGTGTAAAAAAACGCGTTCCTTTTCAACCCACACTTTTCATTCCTACCCCAAAACAAAAGACTCCTTGGAAAGGACTAGATCAAATTAATCTAGAACCCATCCAGTTAGATTCTATGAAGGAAGCCTCAGACTTTATAAAACGTTATGACAACGTAGAAAATTTCCGAGTCTATGGTATGAACAACTTTATTTACCAATATATTTCTGAAAAGTTTCCCAACAACATAAACTTCGATTCCAAAGATGTTGAGGTAACCTACATAGATATTGAGGTTCACTCTGAGGAAGGTTTCCCCGAACCAACATTAGCGCAACATCCTGTCACTGCTATCACGATAATTCAGAGAGATGGAATTCGTCGGGTCTGGTCTTGTATTGATTATGAGAATACTAGAGACGATGTTCTTTATGTTAAGTGTGAGACT